ACAAATTAGCAGAGAAATCAACTTCGGTCCCGATGTTGGTTTAGAAATCATATCCGACGAAGGATGTTAAGCAATGAACGCCGACAAACTCTACAAGATTGACTCCAAAGGCCAAACTCGTGTGTGGTGGATGGAGTATGATAATGAAAAGTATCGTACCCATTCTGGTATTGAAGGTGGCAAGATTGTAGTTTCTGGTTGGCAGTATCCGACCGCTAAGAATGTCGGTCGTTCTAATGCGACGACTATTGCCGAGCAGGTGAAGGCAGAGGTCGAAGCCGAATATACAAAGAAGCAGAACCAGGGTAAGTATCACACCTCTGTTGGTGAGTCCATTTACTTTGGTGCTAAGTTTTTTGAGTGTATGCTGGCAGACAAGTATGATGCCAAGAAGCATAACAAGTTTCCATATTACTCACAACCAAAGTTAGATGGCGTTCGCTGCCTTATCTCCAAAGATGGTATGCAGTCACGCAATGGCAAGCCGATTGTTTCTTGTCCTCATATTCGTGAGATATTAGAGCCGTTTTTTCAGTGCCATCCTGATGCTGTTCTGGACGGCGAACTGTATAATCATGAACTAAAGAGTGACTTTGAAAAATTAATCTCACTTGTTCGTAAATCAAAGCCAACTGCTGATGATCTTGAGGAGTCGGACGAGAAAATCCAGTATCATGTATATGATCTGGTCGATGGTCTTCCAAATATGCATCTACAAACATTTATGGACCGTCTTGGCTTTATCAATCAGTTTGATTATAGAAGCCGTTACTATCCGACTGTGCAAGTTGTAAAGACAACCAATATCCAAGATGAACATGACATTGAAATGATGCTCGGTGAATATCTCGAAAGTGGATATGAGGGTCAAATGCTCCGTGTTCCTACCTCAATCTATGAAGGTAAGCGTTCCAAGAACCTTATCAAGCATAAAGAATTTGAGGACGATGAATTTGAAATCGTCTCAATGGAAGAAGGTAAAGGTAACTGGGCCGATGCTGTAAAGCGGATTGAAATCCGTTTGAAAGACGGAACGACACAGTTTGCTGGTGTGCGTGGATCATTTGACACGTTGCATGACCTGTTGTATAATGATTATGGTTATACAAGCGTAACGGTACGGTATCAGAATAAAACGGAAGACGGTAAACTCCGTTTCCCTGTTGTCGTAGCATTTTGGAAAGGTGATAGAGACCTATGAGATACAAACTCTATCTGGATGACCTGCGTTATCCTGACCTGCATCCCGATTGGCGTATTGCTCGTAACTATCATGATGCTGTATGGATGGTAAAGAACTATGGTCTGCCATATTATATCTCTTTTGATCATGATTTGGCAGACGTTCGATATGATGATAATTGGCCAGGTCCCAGAGGTAAAGAAAAATCTATTCCTTACGAATTTACAGGATATGACTTTGCCAAGTGGTTCTGCCAGTGGGTTATGGATAATGATGTATGTCTGAATGACTTTGACTATGGCGTTCATTCAGCTAATCCTGTCGGCGCTGAGAATATCCGCTGCTATATGGCCAACTTTATGAAGGATCGCTTCGTATGAATATGTTTTTTATCGATGAACAAGCTGAAAATTGTGCCAAGTGGGCAGTCGATTCTCATTGCATCAAGATGATCCTTGAGAGTGCCCAACTCTTGTCTACCGCTCACCGTATTCTTGACGGCATCCAGTATGTTGAGAATAAACCGGTTGCTGGTAGTTTCCCTGTTCGTTATCGCAAGATTAAACGCTGGCTTCTGCCTGATGCTCGTGAGACTGCTATGTATTCGGCTACGCATGTCAATCACCCGTGTGCTATTTGGGCTCGTGAGTCGCATTGTAACTATGCTTTCTTGTGGGTGTATATGGCCGAGCATTGTAAAGAATATACATATCGCTATGGCAAAGTCCATAAGATTGAGTCAAGCGGCTTACTCACGTTGCTTGCTGATCATCCAAACAATATGACAAACGCCGCTTTTACCACTCCGCCGAGTGCCATGGATCCTAAATACATCATATCAGATGATCCGATTGCTAACTATCGGAACTATTACAAGGTTGGCAAGGCACATCTTCACAAGTGGAAGAACCGTGAGGCGCCTGCATGGATAAACTGAAAAAAGAATTGAAATACCTTGAACAGAAGGTAAAAGAGGAATTGCACAAAACTCGGAGTCCTAAAACTCCGAGAGAAGAAGTTCCTCTATATCAAAAGTCAATTCTTTATAGACAGGAACGCATTGCTGCTATCAGACGCCAGTTAATGGGTCAGACTGATAAGCAATTGAGAGAAGAAGCTAAGGTAGGAGCCGCTTACAATACACCTGAAAAGTCGGCTCAAGCAAGATCAAAGAACGCCAGCACCGCTGGATGGAACTTTAAAAAAGATGAATATTGGAGTAAGTGATGCCAACATATAGTTTTCGTGATAAGAATACTGGTGAATGTTTCGACCAGTTTATGTCTATTTCAGAACTGGATAAGTATCTGGAAGAGAACACACATTTAGAAAAGCTGCTATCGGCACCACACTTTCTCGGTGCTAATATGAATGGTGGGTTAAAGAATAACAAACCATATGACCCAAAGGATAATGCGAATGCCTAATTATACATGGATGAATAAAGAGACTGGTGAGGAACATACCAACACCATGACCATTGCCGAGCGTGACGAATATGAAAAGAACAACCCACAACTATCGCAGGTACTTCGCAACTTCACTATGGTGGATCCAGTAAACATTGGAGTCACCAAACCTCCAGCCGACTTTCAGAAATACGTTTTGGGCCGTGTCAAAGCGGCAGTGCCACATGCTGATGCTGTGGCTTCTAAAAGATGGGACATTCCAAAGGAGATTTGACCTGTCAGAGAACCCTCCATCTAAAAAGTTTAGAGGTCGTGCCCGTAAAAAGGCATCGACCTCTTTTTGTTATGAGAATGTGACTAACAATAACAATAAAGGTAAATATATGTCACGAAAGAATAGACGTAATAACCAACAGCAGAACCAGCGTGGTGAGAACCATGCCGAGAAGAACCATTTTGAACTGCGTCATATCCAGCCACTAACAGTAAACCAAGAGAGAGTGTGGGACGCATACGAAGCCGGTTCTAATCTAATGCTACATGGTTATGCAGGAACTGGTAAAACATTCCTGTCATCTTATCTTGCTCTAAGGGAGGTATTACATTACGAGACATATAAGAAGGTTGTTATCATCCGCTCCGTAGTTCCATCCAGAGACATGGGCTTTCTACCAGGAACCGAGAAACAAAAAGCGGAAGTATATGAACAGCCTTATCAGGAGATTTGTGACGATCTTTTTGGTCGTGGTGATGGTTGGAAGATTTTGAAGTTAAAGGGCTTGGTTGAGTTTACGACCACCTCGTTTCTACGTGGTATGACCTTTAACGACTCAATCATCATTGTTGACGAGTGCAACAACATGACATTCCAAGAGATTGATACAGTCATGACACGCATTGGCAATAACTCTAAGATCATTTTCTGTGGAGACTATCGCCAGTCCGATCTACACAAGCCACATGAAAAGACAGGTATCAAAGAACTGATGGGCATTACTCGCCGTATGCCATCATTCGACCATGTTGAATTTGGCATTGAGGACATCGTCCGCTCGGGCGTTGTCAAGGAGTATATCATTCAAAAGACTGAAATGGGACTGTGACTAAATAATACACATAATGTAAGGAGTAGACTTTCATGGCACAGTTTCGCATAGACACACATCAATATCTTAATCAAGAGAAAACTCTCTTTGAAGTGGTAATGTTAGCTGACCAGTATGGTAATCAGGTTGGTCCAGCTAATCCTACGGGTATGGCTGTCGATGCTTTCGGCCGAGCCAGAATGTCTACTCCTCTCACTCTATTTGATTCCAGCCATCGTTTCAAAGATAATGGACTCTGGAACACAGCAAACACCTCTGGCAATTCTACGTTCGCCTTCTCTACCACAGAGGGTCTAATTAATATGAACGTGACAACGGCTGCTAATGCCGAGGTCGTTAGAGAGACAACTAAAGTATTCTCATATCAACCAGGCAAATCACTACAGATTCTAACCACATTTGTTATGAATACAGCCAAGCCCAATCTTAGACAGAGAGTTGGTTATTACGGTGTTGATAATGGCATCTATCTTGAACTTAATGGATCTACACTTTCATTTGTTCAAAGATCAAACACCACTGGCACAATCGCAGAAACAAGAGTAAATCAAGCCGACTGGAATATGGACACAATGCTTGGTACTGTAGCATCAAGTCCATCAGGTGTTACACTAGACATTTCAAAAGCACAGATTTTGTTTATTGACGTTGAGTGGTTAGGTCTTGGTACAGTTAGATGTGGTTTCGTTATTGATGGTCAGCTAATTCATTGTCATTCGTTTCATCATGCCAATCTAATAACATCAACATACATGACCACAGCGTCATTGCCGTTGCGTCAAGAAATCAAGAATACAGCCGTCACGGCAAACAATAGCACTATGAAGCAAGTCTGTTCTTCTGTTATTTCGGAAGGTGGATATGAGTTGCGAGGTTCACAGCAAGCCGTTAGTACCGTCGTAACAGCACCAAAAGCACTAACTACAAAAGGTGTATTCTATCCAGTTGTTTCAATAAGACTGAAATCAACAGCATTAGATGCCATCGTTATTATGACCGCACTATCTATTTTAGGTCGTGGTAATGGTGTAGATTTCAACTGGCAAGTCATAACTGGTGGAACAGTTACAACGGCATCATGGACTCCAGCAAGCGCCGATTCAGCCGTTGAATATACAATAGATGGCACCGCTATTACAGGCGGTAGAGTTATGGCTTCTGGATTCGTCAATTCATCCACACAGGCATCACCTTCTATTGACGTTCTCAAAGAGGCTCTATTCAAGTTTCAGTTGGAAAGAAACACATTCACAGGAGTGGCAACACCACTCACATTAGCCATAGCAGCAGGCACAGATACAAGCACCTGTTTTGGTGCAATGGACTGGGAAGAAATCACCAGGTAGTTGACTTTCTAAAAAGCATACTATATAATAAGACTATATCATGGAGGTATAATATGTCAGGAACTGTTGAAAACAGTATTAACGTCTTGGTGTCGGAACTCAAAAACAACCGTAAAGTGGATAAGGATGAAGCCCTTGACTACGTTGGTTATGTGTTCCGACTAATCTCTCAAAACAATATTCCGTTAGATCAGCGACATGGTGCATCCATGACAGTTGACGCATGTGTTAAGAATGTTCGTGGTAATGATTTCCGTCGTGCAGAAGGTTTCTTCGGCAACTGGGCAGCCCAGTTAGACGAGAAAGGTGAGGTCTCTGAATATGATGACCATTATTCAGGCTGTTGAAAACTTTTAGACATATCTATAACGACCCTGTTCTATGTGAACTAAAGAGAGAAGAATATAATGGCAAGCGATTTTACATCTCGCCAAAGGGTACTAAACTCCCCTCGGTTACGACTTTTCTATCTCACTTCAAAGGCGACTCTATTGCGAAATGGAGAAAAAAAGTCGGCGAAGAAGAAGCGAACAAAATCTCGGCACGAGCAAGCCGCCGAGGTACAAAATTCCATTCTCTTATGGAATCTTATATCTCTAATCAGGAAGGATTCCTCGATGACAAAGTGATGCCTGATATGAAGCACGCCTTTAATCAGTTTCTTCCCATTCTAGATAGAGTTGATAATGTTCACTACTTGGAAACTATGCTTTATAGCGAAATTCTTGGTCTTGCTGGTCAGGTGGATTGTATTGCCGAGTATGATGGCATCCCTTCTATTATTGACTTTAAAACATCTTTAAAGCCTAAGAAAGAGGAATGGATTCTAAACTACTTTGAACAATGTACCTGTTATTCTTTGATGTATGAGGAGATGACAGGCATTAAAGCAAAACAGATTGTGGTTATGATCGCCGTTGATCACCACGAACCACAAGTGTTTGTCCGTAACCGTAAAGATTATATACCAGAGTTGGCTCGAAAGGTAAGGCAGTTTAGAGATGAGACAGGACTATGAAATCTCTCCATATTGGAAACGTTGCAGGTCAAGTCAATCTCAAAGGTAAGAAGTATAAACTCTTATCATGTAAGTGCTGTGTGGTTCAAGACCTTCGTGGTAAAGAAAGAACCAAAGAAGCAAAGAAAGAAATAGGAGAATACAAATGAAGAAAGTTTATCTTGCAGTCGCATTGGTGTTTCTTAGTCTTGGGTTATCAGGTTGCGTCGTCGGGACGGTCGGTAAATGCCTTCTCCTCGACAATACCTCGAAACCTTGTCATTAAAGAACCACCAACTCCTTGGATAGAGGAGTTTGAAAACCAGATTGACGCTGAATGATTATTACCCGTGATATTATCCGTGATGATGCTACATTCAACGGCTATTCTAAACAAGACTTATGTGAGTTTATCAACTATTGGAAGATCAATCTTATAGACCGTGGTGCGAAACCTGGTGATAAGATTGGTCTTTTGTTTGATAATACACAGATACATTACTATGCTCTAATCTTTGCTGGATTTGAATTGGGTATGCGTGTTGTTACATTGCACCGACCTGATAATGAGAAGCAATGCCAATCACCAAAGAGCAATGCTCACCTTCCACTGGACTACTTTGTTTATCTGAAACAATACCTTACTGCAACTGATACAAGTATGGGTGTTGTGCATTTCAGAAAGAACGCCAAGCAATGTATCAGCTATGGTCCTCTGGAATGGAAGATCATGAGTGATACTTTCAGAACAAAAGAAGAAACACCAATACATGCCACACCTGATACTGTGGCCTTTTGTTGCACCAGTAGCGGTACGACTGGTGATCCTAAGCTAATAGGATACACACACGAGTTTCTATATAAACTTTGTCAGTATAATCGGAGTGCCCTCGGTTACGATAGAGACGACAAGATGGTTCATCTATCAAGCCTCAATCATGGTGGTGTTATCTCTCTGTTACTGCCTGCTCTAATGACATGTAAAGAGCATTACTTTAAGGTATTCTCACACGGTCGTGATCCTGTTGATACGCTTGTTGATGACTGTATAGACAAAGGCATAACCAAGGTATTCTTTTCTAATGGCGGTGAGGTCAACTGTTTCTTAGGTTCATTGAACTGTCGCAATAAGAACCTACCTGATGCTTCTCTCTATCTACTATCATTCATATCACCAAAGTGGAAGCCGATAGTTAAAACTGGCCGTGTAAAGGATATTGTCAGCGTGTTTGGCTGCTCCGAGATATGTGGCCCAGTATTCTTACCTCGTTTGGATATACACAATGTAGATACATTTGAGCCAACATACTTGGGGCGCCCAACCACTGGCTTCTATGATACCCGAATAGTTGGTGATAGAATACACACGGTTGTGAATGATAAAGAGTTTGTCTTTGATGATATTGTCCGTGAGGATGATGGTGTTCATTTCATATCTAAGACCAGACTATGCAAGATCAATGACATTGATATCAACCCACTGGATATCATATCCATATTGGAAGAGTTTGCCACAAGATATGTGTTCGAGGTCTATGTGGATGAGGTCTACAACGAACTATACATCATAACAAGTAAGGAGGACCTCGTGATTGATAAGGTGGAAAAGTTCTACTTCGGTAATGTTCCTGTCAAGATGATATATTACCCAAGTTTGCATTACACACGGGTCAACCACAAGGCGGACAGTGAGAAGTTAAAGGCTATTGTTGAGAAGCAAAGGAAGATTGACAAATGAAACGGCTTGTAGTATTATTGACAATGATGAGTGGAACAGCTATGGCATCGGATGACATATCATGCGAAAAGAAAGTTAGTGATAGCCATATCATCCACTGTAAGGCAAAGAAGGTGATGGATGTTTCGCTGGTTAACATTAATGGTGGTGAGTGTGTCGCTCCTGCATTTCACTGGCATGGTTCAGGTGGCTTCTCAATTCCCGGAACTAAAGAGTGCCACTATGTCAGTGCCGTTACCTTATCGATAGACGGACATAATAAGACTTTTGCTCCACTTTAGTCTTGACTTTTCAAATCAGATATGATATAAATACTATGCTTAGGTCGTTGAGAGACGAAACATAGGTTTCTTGGACGTGGGGGCAGTTCCCACCGCCTCCACCATAGATACACAGCCCAATGCTCCGGGACGTCATCCGGAGGGAGACAGACAACGGAGGGGTTTCGCAAATCCATGTGTCTGTAGAAAAGGGAAGCGACTGTGTATCTTTGATGGGGGCGATTCAGGTTCGACAGGATTCAGTAAGGTCGTAAGGAGATCGAAAGCAAATCGTAAATGCAAACGATAACAATGCATATGAGGCTTTCGCTCTAGCAGCGTAATCCTTTGGGTATGGGCTCCACCTCGAAACAGAACGGGCCCACTTCACGAAAGGATTATATTATGAGTGAGAAAGACAAATACACTGGTATGCGAGAGTTCAACTTTGCTCTAAGCACCAACGTTTATATCTGTGCCTTTGCTGGCATCTTTCTTGGTGCTATTCTCGGATACTGGGCAACTGGTTCGATTGAGATCACCATCGCCTCTGCCGTCACAATCTCCCTTCTCTCTGGCATTTTTGGAATGTTTGTATGAACGCCGAAGATATCCAAAAGTTTAGTATGGCCATCGAGGAGATGGTCTACATGAAAGACATTCCTTACATTGATGCAGTTGTCATGTATTGTGAAGAAACGGGTTTTGAGTTAGAGGTAGCCGCTAAACTTATCTCTGGCGTCCTCAAATCCAAGATCAAATTAGAAGCCGAAGACCTCCACTACCTCAAAAAGTCAAACACCTCCCAACTCCCTCTATAATATGGTGATATGATGTTTAGTGAATATGAAGTATATGATATTGAAAAAGCAAAGAGCAATATCAGAACTCTAATCAGAAACCGTAACCTTTTGTGGAATGGTATCACTCGCAATGTTGTGATTGCTGGTGGTTTCTTTACCAGTGTCCTACAGAACAAACCTTTCAAGGACATTGATATCTTTGTATTGAATAATGATACTGCTGTTTATAACGAGTTGACCGGTGGTTTTCACAATGCCTCGGCGCCGACGCAGGTCAATGTGACCGAACATGGTATAATGCGCCGTTCTGAAATGATGTCGTATATGCACAATACAAACATTCTTGATGTTATCAATAATACTAAAACACAGGCACAGTATATTCTCACCAAGTATCAGACCCGTGAGGAACTAATCGCTCACTTTGATTATAAGCATTGCAAGGTGTCATATGTTCCTGAGGAAGATAAACTCTATATCACTCGTGAGACCTTTGACTGTATCAAGAATAAGATCCTCAAGTGGAACAATAAACAACTTGAACAACCAAATCAGATATATCGTAAGAGCAACTTCCTCAATCAAGGTTGGGTGCTTGAAACAGATAAAAAAGAAGAACAATCATATGGTAATATTTTGATGCAGTCTTATGAGAAGTTGAAAAAATTGAAAGAAGAAGCTGCGGGCGTGATGTTGGATGCATACGAACTCCCGGTGGGCGGTTTTCAGAGCCAAAAAGAATATGTTGATGCTTTCCGCCAGAGCCAAAGAGAATATGCTGATGTTTTCTACGAAGAATATCTTGCAAAGACAAAATGAAGCATCTCTCCGGTTACGGTGCGTATATGTTATTCTTGGCCTTGCGAACACACTTTACCAAAGATAACTATGACTTCTTTGTTATGTGTGGCAAGCTACGTGCCAATAAGGATTCATATAACAGAAGAACCGACAGGGCTTTCTTTGAGAAGGTGGCCAGAGATTATGATGCCAAAGAGTTGAGGGACCTATTCATAGCCAACCTTCTACAAGACAAGCACTACATACTGGAGTTCATAGATGAAGAAGCCGACGAGGTCTATACTGCTTATAAAAGACGGAGACAGGCTTTATCATATGTCTGTGCCGATGACATGGACAGAATTTTCAATCAGACTGATATTAAACGGTCGTTCTCTGCCAGTAAGGATCGGTATCCTGACCTTATTACTCTATTCCTGCGTGGTGTCGTATCGATAGAGACGATGGTGATACTGGACGACCTGCTTGGTTTCACCAGCAAGTATGATAAGATATACTACGATGATTCCATATGGCCTAAAATCTCTCGAAAGATAAGTAAGTATAGACCATTCCTAAAGTATGATAAAGTGAAGATGAAAGACATACTGAAAGGTATCGTGAATGAGCAAAGAAAAGAGACAAAAGAGATTCCAGCAGAAAGACCGTCATATAGAGCGGCAGTTTGATATTGCCAAGAGTAATCACCACGGTTACTATAACGACAATAACAAGCACCGCCTACATAAGATGCACGCCATGGACTGCGGCAATCCTCGCTGCTATATGTGTGCTAACCCTCGTCGGACATGGGGTGAAAAGACCATGCCAGAGATAAGATTTGAGTGTTCAGCCGTGGAGCAGACCAATAAGGACTCTATCGGCAAATGGGAATGGGAAGATTTGAATGATCCTGCGGTAGAATGGTGACTAAATAGGTAAGAACACTCTCGCAATGGTTTTCCCTGTGAGGTTTCTATCTTTTAGAAGGAGAAAGGTATGACAAGAGACGATCTAATTGATTCAATGGAAATCATCATCAAGGAACATGCGCCTGCCCAGGCGTCAGAATACATCTATCGCCTATGGATGAACCATAATGACTATGAAATTAAAAAGGGTAAGGTAGTTCATATTACCCTTGGTCTTGATATCTCTGAAAAGTTACCAAGAACCACTTGACAGGGGTGAAAACCCCTGTTATACTACGACCTTACATTATGATACTGTGGATAATACGAACATACATCGAACATACGGAGAAATATAATGAATTTTGCAAACCTCAAGAAACAGTCCAAGGACTTCACCAAGCTACTTAAGAAGGTTGAGGAAGTCAATAAGCCAACCTACGAGAATGCCGATAACACCGACAACTATTGGAAGCCAACACCTGATAAGGCTGGTAACGCATTAGCTGTCATTCGCTTTCTACCAGGTGCCGCTGTGGACGGTGACGATGCACTACCATGGGTTCAGTATTGGGACCATGGTTTTCAGAGCAAAACAACCGGTAAGTGGTACATTGAGAAGTCATTGACTACCCTCGGTCAGGGTGTTAAAGATCCTGTCTCTGAATATAACTCTATGCTATGGAACTCTAACTCTGATGATAACTCACCAGAGCGTAAGCAGGCCCGTGAACAGAAGCGCCGCTTGCATTATGTTTCTAACATCTATGTTGTGAGTGACCCTAAGAATCCTCAGAATGAAGGTAAGGTCTTCCTATTCAAGTATGGTAAGAAAATCTTTGACAAGCTAACAAAGATGATGAACCCAGACCTTGAGTCCGAGGAAGCTATCAATCCTTACTGCCTTTGGAGTGGTGCGAACTTCAAGCTAAAGATGACCCGTCAGAGTGGCTTCCCCAACTATGATGAGTCAACATTCTTGGCACCAGGTCCTCTAACAAAGGACGATGCTGAAATGGAGCAGATTTGGAAGTCAGAGTATTCTCTATCAGAGATTATCGATCCAAAGAACTTCAAGACCTATGATGAACTAAAGCGCCGCTTTGATGATGTTATGGGTATTGCTTCTTCTCGTCCAGCACCTGCCGCTAAGAAGGTAGTTGTCGAGGATGAGGAAGATGTTCCATTCACCGAGTCTAAGCCAGTTGCTAAGAAGGCTCCGGTAGTAGAGGAAGAAGATGAAGATTTGGCCATGTTCCGAGAACTGGCTGACTTAGACGACTAATAGAACGAAAAACTAATAGTGGTTTTATGAGGGGCATTTTGCCCCTCTTTTTTTATCCTAGTTTTGTATTGGTCAATGATGTATAGTTACTGCTGACAATACCTCTAGTATTATCCATAGCACGAGCCAGCGAAGGTGTTGGCTGCATATGTGCTGGTCTATTCTCCATTGGATTCATAGTAATAGGACTTTGCTGCTTCTCAACTGGTGACATGCTTTGTCTATCAGGTTTAGCTGGTGACATTTCTAGCTTTTTGATATAGTTTTCATCCATAATAGATGGTGCAAAATCAACCGAACTTTTATCTACAGGCACATTAGCAGTAGGTGACTTTAGCTTTCTCATTCTATCAAATACCTGTGTGGTATTCTCACCTTCTGTTATTGGCTTGGCTTGTGCAGGTTCAGGACCGAGCAAGTCTCTAAATGGCTTGGTGATCTTAGCAGTCATTGATTCCTTTGGTGGTGCTGTTTCGATCTTAGGTGCTGGTTTAGCTAGTGCCAAAACATCCTTCTTTTCCTGCGAATAACGCTCCGAGAACTTATGCTTGGTATACTTTTCTCTAGCAGCATACAGAGCATTGATCTGATCCTCGATGGCTGAACCAGCGGCGCTTTTGACCTTTGATACAATTCTCTTGGCACCACCATGCTGAACACCCATACTAAACAAGGCTTCTTTCATAGCAGGATGTTCTGTATTAAATCCTAGTTTCTTGGCATGTTGCTCTAGTGGATCATAGAGTGTTTTCTTAATGTATTCATGTTGTGACTTGGCAAAGGCCTCTGGGTCACTTACCGCAACTCTCTTATATGCCTCATTGAATGGTCTGCTTCCTGGTCTCATGCCTTGGAAATGATGAGCGAATTGCTTTCCTTCTTCTGACTTAAGATAGGCAGACATCATACCTGTTTTGGTTGATAGCTGGTGTTCTCCGTATGATACACCACCTTTATCACCCTTACCAGATGAAATAGTATGAACACCACGGGCACCTGACTCATATGGTCTAGATGCTGAACCCAATTCTTCACCACCAAGACCTTCGCCTCGACCAGTGATCATGCTGATAAAGCCCATAATCTCACCGATCTGTCCAGTGTGTGTCTTTACCACATCTGATATCTGTGCGGTTGAGGCATATCTTGTGGCTTGCTGTTGATCAAAGTTAGTTTGGTTCTGACTTGTTTCATCTTTCTTAAACTCTACAGAACCAGTACCAGTGCCGGCACCGCCTTGAGTGCCACCTTTATCAAGAGCCTCAATGTTGCTCATAATTCTCTTTTTCTGTTCATCGTCAACTAGATTAGCACCCATCTGTAAGGCTTCTTTTGACTGTTCATCATGTATTCTGCCGTTAGACTGAACCAATCCGAACTTAACTGATCCGCCCATGGCGCCGCCGCTATATTCGTCCTTATTGACTTGACGGACACGAGGCTTCTGTCCTTTAAACTGCTCTAGCAATAGGAAATTACCTGACTCGTCTGGTGCCGTCATAGCAACACCAGTGTGGTATCCAGCGCCCATCCTATCGCCACCAGGTAGGTTGTAACGAGTGGTAGCTACTACCACACCAGGCTTAATCGGACCCTCTACAATCGTCCATCCTCCTGTTCTACCAAGGTCAGGATTAATTCCCTTAGATAGAGTGGCGCACTGTTCATCGTTCTTGGAATCGTATAGTGACTTGTCTTTAGGAACTACGAAGCCATTGGCATTCATTTCATAGTTTCCACCTGGTGTTTGACCACCACTTGGCTCACCAGCTTTGCCCATCATAGCGTCAGAATAACCACCAGCCGTATGTGATCTATACATAGCTGTGGTTTCTGTATTGGCTGGTCGTTCAAAGTCTTTGGTGAATCCGATAGAAGCGTCAGAAGGATTGGCGAAGTTACGTGATAGATATGTTTTCATATCACCTTCTGTCATAGCAAAGTCAATCTGCTTCTTCCAGTTTGTTTGCCAACCTTCACCAACATATTGCTTCATAGCCGAGAAACGAGAAGCATGGTGCTGAAATAGACCACCAGAGGTACCACCGTCACCGATAGCACCAGAGTTAAAGTTGGACTCATATTTCATATTGTTGACGATACCAGCGGCATGAACATGGTCGATGCCTTTTGAACGGATATAATCGTATATCTCTCTGGCTTTGACTACGTTGGTGACCTTCTCTGAAGATGATACTGAAGCACCAGATGATGTGGTCGCCTCGCCTTCCACTACACCGCCAGCTTTCTTCTTAGCAAGGGCATCATAGAAGCCTTTAACGTCTGGCATACCTTTTAGATAATATTTTGGGAATAGTTCAGCAAACTCTACAGGCGTTAGCATTGTGAAAGGAGAAGCCGCACCTAGTTTCTGCTGGTCACGTAGCATACCAAAGCGTTTGGCTGGAGCCATTGCCTTCAGTTTAGAGAATATATTCTGACTTTGATTATCTATATTGAATGCCATTATCTTCTTCTTTTTCTGCTAAGTTGCGACATCATATTGCTGTATTCGTTTTCTTGCTGCTTGGCCAGATCGTCTTGTTCTTGAACCCATGCATTGAGCATATCAACATAGATATGTTTTTCCCATGGCATCATACCTTCAACGTCACCTAAACTCCATCTATGATGGTGCATCAGATTAAAGTTTGACTTAAGCACATTTGCCAGTGAGTCATGACCCATTATCAGATAAAAAAATCAAAGAAATCTGTATACCTCACCTTATGCTCAAAACCACACTTATTACATTTGCTTTCGATCTTGGCAGCCACCGTAGGAAATCTATCTACATAGGCTTCTAGCTTCTTATAGTTTTCTTCGGTGAGACCTTCAACAAACTCTTTTAATTCTTCCGTTGTGTAGTCTTTATATGAGTGCATACCACTCTTGTCGTATATGTAATCGATAGAACTGACCACGATATGGGTCTTTTTGTCAATCTCTGGTAGTTCCTCGATCTTTCTCATAATACCATAGTTTGGGTATCTCATTCGGACACCAGACGCAGGACCTAGCTTGATATCATCCTGCACACCATCGTATTTGATTAGTTCAACATTGGAGATATCCATATCGGCAAGAAACTCATTGCCGCATACTTGTTCATTCTCCAATACATTATTACAGGTGAGTTTGACCGCTACCGTTTCACCTACCGACTTGGCTCTTAGAAAGATAAAGAGATAGTCGATATCAAAGAACGGCAATTTATCAACGTCAATGTCACCATCAAGGATACAGTTGTTAATGACCTGCTTTACCGTTGTTATGATATCAGATGGTACCTTTGACTCAACGGCAATCAATATTAGCTTTTCTTCTTTAACCGTGAAAGGTCTAACTCTAATAGCCTTTCCACTGGATGGTACAACAAAGTCATACGCAGGTAGTTCAATCTTAGGCAATGCCATAATATATCTCCATTATTATGTAAGTAGTGTTGGTCTATCCCAATTCTTATAGGTGAATGTTACTTGTAATCTCAATACATCTTGCTCGGCCCAGTTTACAGGCTGTGCATTGACAACCAGTGGCCATGCTCTCAATAGTCTCCAGTGATATGAGATATGTGGTGTCCATGTGGCACCAGTTAGTGGTATGACTGACAGTGGACCGAGAGGTGATGGATCCGCATATTCTGAATATTGAAATATGTTAATCTCAGAGAAATACTCATTTGGATAGCTATAGTTAAAGTTATTAACTGGGTTGATAAAGTCCATCCAATCGTCAAAGAACCTACGTTCACGAGAGTCCGAACGGCATAGAAACGATAATGTTATTGGCTGATATTCCGTATTTGTTGGGAATACCTGTGATGGACCATAGTAACGAGCCTGTGCCACCGAGAAGCTACGGCCTGGTAACTCTGCCGTATCGCAAAGCATATGAAGGTCTGGCACCAATGCTCTTGATTTAATAGCGGCTGGTGGTGTAATTGATACAGCAAAACGGGAGCCTCTTGTTAGAGAGCCGCCCATGTCTAGCGAGCCTAGAAAGGCCAGCATATTCATAAATTTTGGTCCGACTTGTCCTACTTGTTGAACTGGCATATTAGTATCCGTTGTCTACGTCTGCTTGACTGATTACACGCATTTCCTGGAAGACTAGTGATAGGAATGCCTGTGTTGGGCTACCGTCTTTAAATGCGCTGAACTCATTCTGTTGTGAATAGTTGACATCAACTCTTTTGAGAACACACTTAGCTATTCTAGGTAGGTATGGGTTCTCTTTAACCTGACCGTCTACCACATGTCTAAACTTGATATCGAACTCGGCTGGTGGTACGAACCAGAAGCCTGTTCTAAACTGTTCTGATAATATTGCACCAATATCACCAGGCAAGAAGTTCTGTAAATCTTGCTGCTGTTGTGAGGTGAGTGTGCCTGTAATTTCTGGTGCGGAGAACTTTCTTAGTATCTTGATAATGGCATGCATTTCACGCTGTTCTTCTTTTGACTGCGGAGCCATAAAGTAATCGAATTGGAATGATCTTAGATCGGAGTTGGCATATAGAACATCGACCTTAGGATTAATAACACCTTGACCAGCTACTCTCGCTGCACCGGCTGCGGCCGCTGTGGCCGTGCCGATAACTGGAATACCACCAATAACCGATGTGCCTAGTCTTGTTAGCTTGACTTCATCGTATTCATGAGCCATCTGCCAGAATAGAGAACTGTTCTGACCACCACCTGGAATAAAGAGAGATATAGCTGTTGGTGACTTATCTTTGTTATTAGAAAACCTTGACTGACTTGGATAGGCAGTAATGGTCATAAAGTGACCTTGTGAATCCGATTTTAAGTCTAATGGAAATCTATGTGATGATCTGGTAGAACCACCAGCTGGTGTGCCCGCTATAGCACTACCAGCAGTTGTGAGATAATCCACACTATCGTTAGCCATTTATTCCTCCAATGCTACATACTATTTAGCAGAGGTTTATAATGGCATATGATTACAAACAAGGCTTTTTCAAGCCAAAATTTCCTAAAAAGTATATCGGTGACCCTACCAATATCGTCTATAGGTCTGGTTGGGAAAAAAGAGTTATGCAGTCTCTTGATGATAATCTAAATGTGGTACGCTGGGCATCCGAAGAGGTGGTCATACCTTACATTTCACCTATAGACAACCGACCACATAGGTACTTTGTAGACTTTTATGTTGAGGCCAAACTGGCCGATGGTTCTATTAAGAAGATGCTGCTAGAGGTTAAACCAGCCGCACAGACAAAACCACCCAAAGCACCTAAGAGAAGAACCAAGCGGTATCTGTCCGAGGTCATGACATGGGGTGTGAATGAAGCTAAGTGGAAGGCAGCCAAAGAGTTTTGCTTAGATAAGGGCTGGGAGTTTCGCATAATTACCGAAGCGGAACTATTTAAAAAACCTACTAAATAATACATGGCAAAAGAATATACCGACGACGAACTAGCAAAGTGGTTTAGAGATAAGGCACTGTCAGTTAGAGGTGCCTCGGCTCGAAACAGACTACTTGATGCTGATACACGTTACGCTGATATCAATAATCAGTTTGTCGGCGGCATGTATTTCTTTAGGTATGATCCTAAGACAAAGGCTAAACTGCCTATGTTTGACAGATATCCACTGGTTATCGTAGTTGAAAGATATACCGACGGCTTTCTTGCTCTTAACATGCACTATCTGTCCAAAGGTCAGAGAACTGGTGCCGTGTCTATGATGAATGAGTTTTATAACAGAAAGAAGCCATTTACAGGCACCACCTCAGGTCGTGGCTTGACCAACTGGGAACTGCTAATCAATACTTCCACCAGTGTCGAGGCTATGGCTAATAAGTGTGTCCATCGATATCTGTATAACCATGTCCGATCACAGTTTATTAGAATTAACAAAGATGAATACGATAAAGCAATTCAATTACCTATCGATGAATGGGTATATAAAAGGTAATCATTAATGACCATATCACCATACTTTGATCTATTCCCAAAGATAGAGTATAATATCAGCGGTGAGCCTAATGCCACCGAGAACGTGACCAATATCTTTAAGCGTTACGCTATTCTTAAGGATATTCTATCAAACGCTGGCAGCTATGTGTTATATGAGGTCGAAGAAAACGATACACCAGAGATATTGGCTGAAAAGGTCTACAATGATGCTGGTGCTGGCTGGATGATCCTCTATGCCAATAAGATCATTGATCCTCAGTTTGATTGGCCTATGTCGGACGAGGTGTTTAAAAAGTATGTCACCGAAAAGTATGGTTCGGTAGCCCTTGCTCAGACTACATATCACCACTACGAAAAGATCGTGGAGACCACAGTTGGTGATCAGACATATACTCGCACCTATATTGTGAATAAAGAGAGATTGACCGACAATGCTCTTGATGTTCCATATACCTATTATGAACCATATGACGGTAACTTTTCTCTCACAGGTGATACTCTCTTGGTCACCGCCGATAATACCTCATTTACCGTAGATCATAGCATACACGCTTCTTATGACGACACCTCTCTACCAGAATATTACTCATATGAAGCCCATGATATTAATGACAAGACCGTATATCTCAATACTTACGGAAAAGCTATCACTAACTATGATTATGAATTTGAGCAGAACGAAGCCAGAAGATTTATCAAGGTCATCAAAGGTGAGTATTATGCACAAATCATGAGAGAATTTAGAGATTTGTCAGGATCTTCAAGACTTATAAGGACTTTCTAAAGTATGGCTCAAAACCCTATTGACTCAACCGCACAAAGTAATGATCCGCTTAATCTAGTATCGGCCGCTATCAGTCTCGGTGGACAGGTGCCGCCAGATGTTACGGTCAAAGAGGTCATTATTGGCGAAAGTCTTTTAAATCCATCAGCCCATGTGGCCGTCACATTACAGTCTTTGATCTATACACCACAGTCGGTCGAAAGTAGATACTTCAATACCTTTGAAGGTAAGAACTGGACGCAATTTAAATGTAAGCCGCTTGATCTGTTTGTAACCGATGAAGCTGGTAATAGAACTATGAAGGTGAGCCAGAAGATTTATCGTTGTGATAATCGTCGCTTTGCTTCTACCAACACCGGTCAGGTGGAAGAATTAACTCTGCACGCCATCGATGAGTCTATTCTTAAAGATGCCGAGACAGTATGGGAAAAATCATGGAAATGTTCAACACCATCGGCTGTTGTTAAAGAGGCTCTTAATAAGATTAAAGCCACCGATATCGATGTAGACCAGGCTGGTCCTGCACGTCCATATGTGGCCGAGTCTATTCACCCATTACAGGTTATTCAGCAGCAGGCCAATGTGGCTTTGCATAACGGATCAGATCCATCGTTTGTTCACTATATGACGATTGATCATACCACTGGTAAGAGCATACACCATTTTAAGTCACTCACCAAACTTAGTAAGGCCGCTCCGTATCAGATATATGCATCCGATACCGCTATCACTGGTAGACAGGGCTTTTCTGACCCTATTAATACCAGATATAATAGAGCATTGTCATTTAATTTCCCATGTGACTTTGATGCTCTCACTGATATTCTAAACGGTATTAGCTGTGACGGCCAGGTAATGAACCAGACCAGAACCATGAACCTCTCTAACGGTGTAGCCGATGCGGTTGGTCAAGGTCTCAGCATTGCCAATAAACTGTTCTCATTAACCAATCTTGGTACCGCCGAGCAACATAAGAGTTGTGAAACAGGTGTAGAAAAGTATTTACATCTTAGACAAGCCAGAATGGCTCTGCTAGATAGGGATAAGATTGCCCTCAGAATTACCATACCATGGACACCAACGCTACATGCTGGTGACAAGATTATGTTCAACTGGAATAACCGCTATGATGAGTCCATGAGAGTATATGGTACAGGTGAATATATCGTGGCACATCTCACACACAATATTCAATTCGGTGGCTTTGCTGTCACCAATCTAGATTGCATTGCTAATACATTGGGTAAAGCGGGAGTTTAAAGTATGGGTAACTTTCCAGGACCAGATTCCAAGTTTTCTGTAGCGGTTGTTACAGATAAAAAAGCCGAAGATCATTCTGGTAATCAATCTTTTTATTCTCCAATTGATCATGGTGAAGGTGTCAATGTAGATGACATGATGCTCTCACCAATGCTCAACTCACCAACTGGCTTTATGCAGCAGGCATTCCCAGGCGCTCTCGATCCAGGAACTCCAGTAGTTGTCCTTAAACAATTAGGTGAAACGGGCGGAATTATTCTAGGTCAGTCTAATACGGTAAGAAAGGGCGGTCAGAATGGTGGCGGTGGAGGCCGTCTAGGATCGACCCAGACAGTCAACCAGCTTACTCAAACGACCAGAGATGTCAATGTAGCACCCGACATTCAAGAGGTCGAGGAGAATGGCGTTAAAATCCGTAAGATTAAGGAAAAAGGACAGCAACATTCGCTTGATCTGCTAGAAGGATTACCTATTCACGGTGCCTTATTTGATATGGCTGGTTTTAGATTACCTGAAATCACCAACGTACCGACTGCTAAACAGACCAATGACGGAATGGTCGGTATCCAGCAAATGCAGCAAATGATGGGTCAGGTCATGTCACTTGGCCAGATGATACAAGGTCTGGCTGGTAATAAAGGTGGCGGTGGTGGTGCAGGTGGCTTTGGTGCTGGTTCTTCTCTATTATCTGGTGCCCAGCCAGGCCAGGCATATACACCTCCAGGTGCCAATACGGGTGCGGGTGGTGCTGGTTACGGTGGCGGTCTAGGTGATAATATTATATTTGCTACCGAGGCTCCACCAGATACACCTCTCTATACTATTATGGAAGGCTTGACTACACCAATGAAGTCAGCCGTCAATTCTCTTTCTCTATTATTGCAAGGATATGAGGCTAATGACGGTGTAGCCTTTATGACTGGTGATGTGGTTCATGAGGACACATATCTTAAGAACGCACAAGAATTACTAAGTCAGGTCACCTCACTAAGCGAGTTGATGTATGTTCTTAATCGTCTGCAATGGGACACCGATCTATTTGGACAGGACAAAATTGAGCCAGTAATTAATGAGATCGAGACTGCCTGGGGCGTAGCATTACAGAAAATCGATGTTAATGGTAATGTCGTTATTACTTATGGCTATGAAGATGCAAATGCCGAGATGGAATTTGCCAATACTATGACCAGTAATACCGGCTCTCCTGCTCTAGGCTTCTTCGATGGTAATAGCACGACCGACGTTTTCTATTCAGTGAACGCTACAGGTGCCAGCTTAGGCTTTATTGACCCAGCAACTACAGGTGCCTCTGGTATTCCATCTGGTGGTTCTAAAGGCGGAACAACCGATGCTGGTCAGGTTATCGGTCAGGCTCAAGGTCTATTAGGTCAGATTGAAGGTCTGGCACAGGGTATGAGCCAGAATATGTTTGGTGAAGCCGCTGGTACAATGAAAGAATTGTGGAAGCGTATGACACGAGAACAAGAAAACGATGCCAAGAAAATGCACGAGAAATTAAATACATCTGGTGACACTCAGAATATGTCACAGATTGTGGAAAAGACCGTTAAAGGTGGTAATCCAGTTGATAAGAGTCTATTGAAAAAGGATGATCTTGAAACTAATGGCGATGCTGTTGGTCAAGGTAATTTTACCGTAGGCACAATGTAAGAGGAACAAATGAGTAATACAGACGGTTCTAATATAGATGCTGGTGTTTCATTTAATGAAGAACCAAAGAAGCAATCACCTAAGAAGTGGAAGCAACCTCACAAGTCTGACGCTCGTAAAGCCAAGACCGCTGGTTCATATCCTGATTACTTCTCATGGAAGACTAGATCAGGTCATACGCTACAGTTAGATGATACCAAAGGCGGTGAGACTGTTACTCTACAGCACCGTTCTGGTACCGCTATTCAGATGGCACCAGACGGTTCTATGCATGTCACCGCACATAACGGTAAATATGAGATTACTTTTGGTGAGAATAGAGTTACCATATCTGGTGCTCAAGATATCACAGTCAAAGGTGATGCCTCATTCCGTGTATATGGCGATTATAACGTCACCTGCCAGAAGGATTATAACCTCACCGTATTAGGTAATTTTAATCTAACTGCCAGAAACCATAACAGACAAATTCTTGGTAATATTGATACACAGGCCCGTAACGAGAATAAAAAGCTAATGGGTTCATCCGCCAAGATCGCCCGTGGTGCTATTGCTTATGTCTCTAAAGGTTCATCCACATTTGCTTCACAGTCCGATCAGGTTCATATTGGTGGTGCGGCTGGTATTAATATGGCTGTTAATGAAGGTGATATTACCAGTAACATCGAAAAGGGTGGTTTCTATTCATCTACCAAAGACGGCTCGGTCAATGTGACTGCCGATGGTTCTGACGGTAATATTCGTATGAGAACCAAACAAGGTAAGATGGAGTTCAAATCAAAAGAAGATATGAACCACACCACAGAAAGCGGCAACTATAAAGTGACCGCTACTCAAGGTGATATTGGTCACGAGGCTGCCGCAGGTAATATTGAAATGTCAGCAACGGCAGGCGGTGTTAAAACTCGTGGACTTAATTATAGTGTAACCGCTACACAAAGCGCCGAGGTCACCACAGGCACCGATCTTGACCTTCGTTCTGGTGGTAGAGCAAGTCTCCACGGTGCCACAACCTCACACGTTACTGGTGCCACTGTTAATGTCAAAGGTGATAGTATTACTAACGTTGATGGACCTACGGCACTCAATCTTAATGGTGGCATTTCACAGGCTATGTCCGCTATTAGTCTACAGATACCATTTGACTTTGGTTCATTCACTGATCCAGAAGAAAAAACTGGTACATCTCGTGGTGTTCATGCACCAGATAGACCAGCAGGCAGAAGCGAAGCGGATAACTGGGCATAAATAATATAAATGCTAAAGGACTAAAATGGCACAGATTAACATCAGCAGACAGCCAGACTATTCTGATCTTGATTTGGATTTTCAAATCAATCCAATCACTGGTGATATTAACAAAAAGAAGGGAACGGATGCGGTCAAAAGATCCATCCGCAATCTTATCTTTACCAACTTTTACGAGAGACCATTTAAATCCAGCATAGGTTCGGATGTAACAAGATTGCTGTTCGATAACGTAGATGTTATGACAGCGGCACTTATTGAAGATGCCATTATTCGTCTAATAAATAATTTCGAGCCTAGAGCAAGACTAATCAAAGTTACAGTTACGGTCGATTATGATAACAATGGCTTTGGTGTAGAAGTCCAATATATCGTGGTCAATACAGAAACACCTGCTACCTTCAATCTATTCCTTGAGAGGATTCGTTAAAAGCAATGTCAAGAGCAAATACAACCCTCAGAGTTTCGGAGTTAGACTTTAACTCTATCAGAAACAATCTAAAGACCTATCTTAATAGCCAGTCAGAGTTCACCGACTATAACTTTGAGGGTTCTGGTCTTTCTGTTCTATTGGACATTTTGGCTTATAACACCTATTACAATTCATACTATCTGAATATGGTGGCTAACGAGGCATTCCTTGACACCGCACAGGTTCGTCAGAATATTCTATCACAGGCCAAGTTGATCAACTATGTGCCAACCTCTAAACATGCTGCCGCTGCCAAGGTGAATGTTCGCATTACACCAACATCAACGGAAAGCCAGACAATCGACTATATCACCATTGACAAGTATACCAGACTACTTGGTGCTGATATTGAAGGCACCAACTATCCATTCGTCACAGTCAATGCTAATACCGCACATAAGTCAAACGGTTCATACTATCTACCAAATGTCCGTATCATTCAAGGTGAGGTAATCACCCAGCAGTTTTCTATGTCTGCTAATAATAAGACCGCTCGTTTCGAATTACCATCAGCCAATATCGATACACATACTCTAACCGTCACGGTGCAGGAATCATCAGCTAACTCATATACAGAAGAATATATTCTTTCTACTGATATCACCGAGGTTACAGCCAATAGCCGTATCTACTTTGTGGAAGAAAACGAGAACCTAAACTATACCATTCAGTTTGGTGACAATGTTCTTGGTTATCGTCCAAAGGTCGGTAATATCGTTATTGCCACTTATGTTGATACACAAGGCACAGATGGTAATGCCGTATCTAAGTTTAACTTTATCGAACCAATCGCCTCAGCTTTTACTGGTAATGTTAGAGTTACCACTGTAGAGAGTTCATCAGGTGGTTCAGATAAGGAAGATATTGACCGTATCAGACTAAGAGCCCCACAGTATTATACAGCCCAGAACCGCTGCGTTACAGTCCGTGATTATGAAACACTAATCACTAAAGACTATCCAAATATTGACGCCGTTTCTATCTGGGGTGGTGAGGAGAACGACCCACCAGTTTACGGAAAAGTTTATATCTCTCTTAAGACTAAAGGTTATTATACACTAACAAACCTTGAAAAAGAGAATATCAAGAATAATCTGGTCGCTGAAAGAAACGTCATCACGGTTACACCAGTAATCGTTGACCCAGAATATATCTTCGTGACTGTTCGTGGTAAGGTCTATTACAACCCATCATTGACCACTAAGGCATCAACGGAAATATTGAATCTCGTTAAGCAGGCCGCCTATGACTATGCGGATGCCGAGTTGAATACCTATCGTTCAACCTTTAAGAAGTCAAAGCTACAGTCATATATTGAAAAGGCCGACAGTTCAATCACTGGTTCTGATCTTAGAATTTATCTACAGAGCCGTCAGAAGATCGATAAGGCCCAGCAAAGAAAATATTATTACGACTTTAAGACCACTATTGAAAGAGGTACATTTACCGATAAGCTATACTCTTTCCCACAGATTACCGTTCTAGATAGCAGCCTTATCTCTCGTAACGTATTCTATGAAGAAGTACCAAATTCATTCACAGGTGTTGACTCCATTGAGTTGATTACACCAGGTAGAGATTACACAACATCAACCTATGTCACTATCACAGGTGACGGTACTGGTGCCACTGCCGAGGCTACAATCGTTAATGGCAAGGTAAACTCAATCACCGTTACAAATAAGGGTATCAATTACTCTCGTGCTATTGTCACCATCACCGATCCAGATGGTGGTGTAGAAGCTACAGCTAAGGCCGTTCTAGAAGCAAGAAACGGAACACTAAGAACATATTACTATGATGATCTAGGTAATAAGAACATCGTAAGTTCCGATGCTGGTACTATTGACTATGACACAGGATTGATCGTCATTAACGCCATTCAGCCTAGCGCCATTGTGGCTAACGATTACTATGATACCGATGTTCTCACATTCAATGTCGTTTCTGGTTCTGAAATCATCATACCTTTGAGAAACAGAATATTGACCATGGACGAAAACAACGTTCAGACTGTCCAGTTAGAAATAGTAGCAGAAAAGTAATTTAATGACTCAATCAGCATCAAATAACAAAACATCATTACTTATTTCTGGACAGCTTCCTGCCTTTGTCAGAGAAGAACATGAAACGTTTATCAAATTTCTAGAATACTACTATAAGCAAATGGAGCAGGAAGGTGAAACACTTTACCTTTCCAAGAACATGCTTCGTAACCTGGACATTGATCAGCTATATGAACACGTTCTAGATGAACATACCAATGACAGTAACATCAGAGACGATTACGACTATCTTTCATTCCTTCAAAAGATGTATGATAGTTTCATCGCTTATATTCCTGATAAGGTTCTAGCTGATAGAGTAAACATACTTAAACACGCCAGAGAGTTTTATCTTTCTTCTGGTTCAGAAAAGTCTGCTCGTTTTATTATTCAGGCATTGCTCAACAAAGAGGCCTCTTTCTATTATCCAAAGCAGGACATTCTACGTGCCTCTGATGGTAAGTGGTTTATTGAGAAGTCTCTTAGAGTAAGAGATGTCAAGGTCAATAACGTATCAAATAGTATAGCTGCCGTTAACTTTGCTAATACCTCCATCAAAGGTCTAACATCAAACGCCACGGCTATTGTAGAAAAGGTCGACACTTACTTTGATAAGGGTCAGCTAATCTATGAATTGAAGCTATCAAGCCTCTATAAAGAGTTCTTGAACGCCGAAGAAATCACAACATTCTTTACCGAAGAAGGTGAAGATAAGTATCTAACGGCTAACCTATTCTCTGGTATTATTACAGCGGTACAGATTGTTGCTGGTGGTCAAGGCTATACAGAAGGCACCACAGTACCTATCACCAGTAACACAGGTTCTGGTGCTCAGATTATCATTTCAACCGTTTCTAAAGGAACTATTCAGGCCGCTGGTATCGTTAAAGGTGGTGCTGGCTTTAAAGTTGATGATCCTCTATTGATCTTCGGCTCTGGTTCTGGTGCTGCTGGTCTAGTAGCCGACGTTGATGATTCCGGATTCTATCATCCAAATTCATACAATGTTATGTGGTCAACTATTAATCTTGAAGCTAATACAGCTATCGGTAATGCCACATATTCAAATCTAAAATCATCTATTATCGACCCAGCTAATGACGCCGCTGGCTTCGCCAATTCTATGTCATACTTTGTCTATGCTAACTGCGGACCAGCCTTTTCACTATCAATCACAAATGGTGGTAATAACTACATCCCACCAATCACCATCGCTATCTCTGCCAACTCTACCATCACCAAGATGGGTATTCTTGGTAAGATGCAGATTGTTTCTGGTGGCCTAGGTTATACCGCTGGTGATACTATTGAGTTTATCAACCCACAAGGTTCTTCTGGTTCTGGTGCTATTGCTAACGTCACCAACGTAGCAGCCAATGGTATGATCACCGAGGTTCGCTTTGAGCAAATGCCTGGTCAGATCATCGGTGGTTCTGGATATGATTCATTAAATCTACCATTCGCCAATGTCGTATCAGGAACAGGTTCTGGTGCTAACGTTATGGTCACAGCCGTTATCGGTAAGAACGAAGAAATTATTCAGTCTGTTTCTAACATCGGTACTATTCAGGCAATGACCGTCATTAGTGGTGGTTACGGCTATACAGATAATCCAACTCTAAGACTAGACACACTAGGCGACGGAACAGCTAACGCTACACTATCAGTTGTTACAGGTGCGTTCTCCTATCCAGGTCGTTATATCAACGATGACGGTCATTTGTCTGGCTATAACTTCCTAGAAGATAGAGATTACTATCAAGAGTTCTCATACGTTGTTAGGGTTGATGAAACCATCAATAAGTATAGAACTGCCATTAAGGATCTAACACATCCAGCCGGCACCAAGCTATTTGGTGAGTATGACCTCACATTCGATAATGAAACACTAACAAATACCAATATTCAAATTTCACTGGCTAATACTCAACCAGTGGTTCTACCATTCAAGACAATGTATCAGGTGCAGGGCTATACACCTGGTGTATTTGAACCTAATGTGGTAACTGGTACAGCCAATGCGGAATTTGTCGCCGGTTCATTTAGCGTCAATACATCAAATCATTTGGCAAGTTATGCTGCACAGAATAACACAATCGTTATCGCTTACTATAATCACCCATTTGCCGAGAACGATTATGTATTCATGCACTTCCAGACAAACGCATGGGCCAATCTAGGTAATACAAACTATACCGTTGTATCATCTAATCTAACACACTTTACTGTTAATAACCCACTAACCGAAACTGTAACAGGTAACGTAGGTAATGTTCGCATCTATAATCCAGATGTTATGCTTACACTGCCTTATAGCAGACCATCGGTTAACGAGAATGTCTATATCCAGTTCCAGACCACTGACGTTTCTCTAGCCAATGGTTACTATCAGGTACGTTCGGTTAAGAATGCCAACACCTTTAATGTCCTACATCCTGATATGACAACCGCAGATGATGGCGCTGGTGTTGCTAATCTAATCAGCAAGAAGGTCATCGTATCTGCCGAAAACCATGGCTTTAGCGTAGGTGATCAGGCTTACATTCTTCTACTCGGTGGTGACACAGCCAATACAGATAACGGATATTACACCGTAACATCGGTACAGGATGCTAACTCATTCAATGTTTCTGCTGCCAATGTTCTCTTTAGTGGCTCAACTGCTCGTGTATATCAGAAGAAGTCTAAGATTATCATTGTCAATCATCCGTTCGCTAACAGCAATTCAGTTTATATTGCCTTCACTAACGGTGACCAGGCTAACACAGTCAATGGTGTCTATAACCCAGTTAAGACTGGTACCAATACATTCAGCTTCAATGTGGCTAAGCCAGCGACTGGTAACAGCACTGTCCGTGTATGGTATCAGACAAACAACTATTCAAACATTGTATTCACCACACTTAAATCATCCAGTGGTTATTCAGCCAATGATAATGTCCATGTAGAGTTCTTTGCTACCGCTACAGACCTAGCAAACGGAATCTATATGGTCAGAGACATTTATAGCACCAACACATATAATATACATTACACAGCCAACGATAGTATCGTCAATTCAGCGGCAGTATATGGATCACAAGTGTTTATACCTAACACCGTAAATGAGGTAACTGGTGCGGTAATTCGTCATAAAGACACCATCAATGCGGTTGCTCACTCTGGATTGGGTATTGTTTCAGGTTCAATTATGGAAGGTATGGCTTTGGTTTCGCCATATAAATAATAGATAATTAGAGAAGGATCAACCTTTGTCGTCATCACGTTCTAAAAACCTTGATATCTTTGTTGCCAAGCAGGTCAAAGAATCCGTATCAGAACCATCATCATCAAACGTCTACCTAACTTTTGGTAGGGCAGGTGCTTGGGCAAACGATGCTGCTCCACCACAAGCAAACACCTCGACCAAAAACAACAATGACATTTGGAAGAATATGATTGGTGCCAAGAGAATTACTGGCAACAATATTAGACATGCCATACCTCGTATTAACTGGGTATCTGGTGTTGTCTATGATGAATATGACGATCTAATTGATTCTCTAGAACTACACGATTCGAACTATAACTTTTATGTTATCACCTCAGAGCATAACGTATTCAAGTGCCTATCAAATAACAATGGCGCCGCTTCTACAGTTATGCCAAACATTCTAGTTACAACCACTCACTTCCAGACCGCCGATGGTTATATCTGGAAATACGTATATACCTTGAGTGCAGAAGAAAAGCTACGCTTCTTAACACAGTCATTCATTCCTGTTAGAACTATTACCGAGAATGATAACAGCCAGCAATGGTTGGTACAAGAGAACGCTATTGATGGTGCTATTCACGTTATCAAGGTAACAGACGGTGGTTCTAACTATTCAGCCAATGACGTTGCCGTTTCTATCACAGGTGATGGTCTATATGCTAATGCTTTTGCTGTTCTAAATACAGCTTCTAATACGGTGCAATCAATTGTTGTCGATAATCTAGGTTATGGCTATACTTTTGCTAACGTAGCCATCTCATCATCTTACGGCAGCGGTGCTACCGCCAGAGCAATTATCAGTCCTCAGGGTGGACATTGTTCTGATCCATTAACCGAATTGGGTGGAAGCTATCTTATCACCAACATTCAAATCAGAGATACTGAAGGTGGTGTTCTAACCACACATAACGACTATAGACAGATATCACTTATTGAAGATCCGCAACTATATGGTACAACAACCGTATCATCCGCACCAGCGGTATCACAGTTGACCGTTCTATCACTCAATGGTACCTCTGTTGAGTATGTTGAGGATGAATGGGTATACCAGGGTTCTTCATTGCAATCATCATTCTTTACTGGATACGTGGTAGAATGGGATTCAGGTAATAACGTCATCAAGCTATCAAACACAAACGGAACACCAACTAAAGACTTGTTGATTGGTGCTAATACAACCGCAGCCCGCTTCGTTGCTGCTATTACCAATCCAACTCTTAAACCTCGTTCAGGAAATTTACTATATACAGATAACATGACTGCTATTGAACGAGCAGATGATCAAGCCGAAGATTACAAAATTGTTCTGAATTTCTAAAGGGAAAACATAAAAATGACTTATAATAAGGCCAACAATTCGTTGACAACTGACTTCAATGTTACACCTTACTATGACGACTATACAATTGACAGTAACTATTATAGAATCTTATTCAAGCCAGGCTATGCGGTTCAGGCTCGTGAACTAACACAAATTCAGTCTACCCTTCAGGAACAGATCAATCGTTTCGGCAAGCACGTATTTAAAGAAGGTTCTATTGTCATCCCAGGTGGGTTTACCCTTGAGACACATGGTGGTGCAAATACAGGTTCAGGCATTCGTTACGTTAAGGTTAAAGACTTTGACGCATCTAACACCAGCGTTACCATCAGTGACTTTAGTGGTGTTGATGTTATCGGCGCTACATCAAACATTACCGCTGCGGTTGTTGATGTTCTATCTGGTTCACAGTCAAGTTCAAACACCAAGACACTATACGTTAAGTATAAGACCACATCAAGTTCAAATAACATTCAGAAAATCTTTACCTCTGGTGAAACACTATCCGCTAATGTTAATGGTGTAACTAAGACACTAGTTGTCCTTGACACTGGTGCTACAGGCTTTGGTTCAAGATTTAAGATTGATGAAGGTGTTTTCTTCGCTAAGAACCACTTCATTTCATTCCCAACCCAGTCAGTTATTCTTGATAGATATAATCCAAATCCGTCTTGTAAGGTTGGTTTCTTTGTTTCGGAAGATATCATTAACGCCTCACAGGACACCTCACTACTTGATCCTGCTCTAGAGGCATCTAACTATGCCGCACCTGGTGCTGATCGTCTAAAGCTAACACCAACTCTAACTGTTAGAACATATGATGATCCAATCGGTGCTCCTGACTTCGTAGAATTGTTTAGCATTGAGAATGGTGTTGTTAAGTCATACTTTGAACGTTCACAGTATAACATCATTCAAGATGAAATGGCCAAGCGTCTATATGACCAGTCTGGTGACTATGTTGTCCGTGGTCTAGATGTTCAGCTTAGAGAGCATGATGATACAGGTTCTAACTTTGGTCGTTATGCCAATGGTAATAACAGTCTACTATTCGTCGGCGTATCTGCTGGTCTTGGTTATGTTCAAGGTTATGAAATCAACAATCTTGATACCGCAGAACTACAGATCGAAAAAGGTCTTGCTACTTCCGAATATAGAGAACAGATTGCTTCCGCTACACTAGGTTCATATGTCACAGTCAATGACTTTGTTGGCTCATGGACACTAGACAAGGGTGCACCTATCAAGCTATATGATACAGTTCAGGATCGTATTGCTAACAATCTATGGTCAGGTGCCACCACACCAACCGGTAAGGTTATCGGTACTGCTAACGTAGCATCTATCGAATACTCAACTGGTATTCCTGGTTATAGCGGACAATACAATCTATTCCTAATGGACATTAATATGTTGGGAAGCAATAGCTTCTCCAATGTAAGAAGCGTTTACTATGACAGTCCCGCCGCTGATGGTTATGCAGACGTTGTATTGGAATCTGGTAGCGCCGTTCTAACTGATGTCAACAATTCTCAGATGCTTTACTATGTTGGTGACGAATATGTTAAGAGTGTTAGAGACATTGATGACTCCGCTGTTAATGCAACCACATTCTATTTCAACAAGACTGCTACCATTTCTCCAATTGCAGCTAATGGTACATTCACTTATTCTGATGGTAGCACATACGAAACTCTTCCATACGGAACAGGTTCACTATCATCAACTCAGAAAACGGAACTATTACTAACACTAGACACCGCTGCCAATATCACCATGTCAGGTACTGTTAATGGTACTGCTGGTACATCCGCACTAAACGGTGTTGGTACAGCATTTACCAGATTGAATGTTGGTGACAAGCTAGAGTTTGCTGGTAATACCAGAACTTATTACATTTCATCTATCACTAACGACACATCATTGTCAGTTGTTGGTGGTCTACCAACAGGTCTTTCAGGTAACACTTACTTTAAGGCATACAAGGTTGGTGATATCGTTGATATGACCGGCAAGGGTTCAGCCGCTGGTGCAACCAGAACTGTCACAGCAACCTCTGGTGTTTCTGGCGCTCTAACATTTGACCTTAAAGAAGTATTCCCATCTACACTAAACGCTACTCTTACATATAAGATGGCTAGAACATCTGCTAAGGAACTTGAGAAGCAGAAGAAAGCTGGTCGTTACGTAAGAATTAACTGTAACACCGCAGGCACCACTGGTCCATACGATCTTGGTTTCTCTGATGTCTATCAAGTTAAGAGCATTAGACTTGGTTCTGGTTCTTATCCAGCATCTAACACCGCTGGCACAGACGTTACATCTCTATTCAAGGTTGATAACGGTCAGCGTGATAGCTACTATGATCATGGTACTATTACACCAACTGGTATTGGTCTAACATCATCCGATAGACTATTGGTCGAACTTGATTACTTTGAACCAAACTTTACATCTCGTGCTGGTTACTTCTCAATTGACTCATATCCAATTGAAGATGATGATGCACTATTCAATTCTGCCACAAATATCAGAACTGAAAATGTTCCAGTCTATAAGTCACCAGTTAGCGGTAAAGAGTTTAATCTCCGTAACTATCTCGACTTTAGACCAGTTAAGACAAATTCAGCAACAGATACCACAACACCAGCTTCTGGTACTGAAAACCCAACCAAGTCTTATGCATATCAGAACTCAACAAATGGTTTGAGAATACCAGCATCTTCAAGCCAGATTACTTATGACTATACAACCTATCTCGGTCGTAAGGACTTGCTCGTAGTTGATAAGGACAAAAACTGGCAAGTAATCACTGGTATTCCAAGTAACTTCCCACTTACACCAGATAGCATACCTGGTACAATGACAATTGCGGTTCTTAATATTGTTCCGTATCCATCATTGTCACCCGCTTATGCAGCATCAATCAATCGCTCCGATCTAGCAACATCAACCAAGAAGATGTCAAACGCCAGATTTACCATGCGTGACATTGGTACACTTAAGCAGCGTATTGTCAATCTTGAATACTATACATCATTGTCAATCTTGGAGAAGGCAGCTAATGACCTGCTAATTCTTGATGATAATGGTCTTGACAGATTTAAGAATGGTATCTTTACAGATTCCTTCCGTGATCAGTCACTAGCAGCCACATATAATAATGATCATCATATCTGTGTGGATCCAGAAGAAAAGGTTCTTCGACCACTATACACCATGAGTTCATTCGGCTATGATTATGTCAGTGGCACAAACACCGTCAAGAATGATGACCTTGTTACACTAACATATTCCGAAGAACTTCTATGGAATCAGTCATGGGTAACCTCTGATCGTAACGTCGAACGCCGTGACTGGCTATTCGTTGGTCAGGTTAGATTGTTCCCAGAGCAGGACGTTTGGGTTGACGTTACAACCGCACCAGACGAGCAAATCAATCTCGGCACCTGGACACAGACAAACGTTCTAACTAACCAATCCGTTCTAACCAGCACCGAATGGAATGCTTGGAACAAGTATGTTGTTGGTTACCGTGTTTACACAGGTAACGGTTCAAATAGAAGCGCCTATAACTACGGCAATCTCTATAGAACATACGACGAAGCCAGAGACGTTGCTAACTCTCTAAACCCACCAGGTAATGGTCGTGGTGTTTCTATTGAAACCATCTATAACAATGTCCGTACCGGTACAGAACACTGGATGTCTGACCAGACACAAAGTGCCGAAAGCGGATATAAGATCATCAATACAGAGGTGGTTCCTTACATTCGTCCACAGGTTATTACTGTAGCATGTACCTCAATGAAGCCATTCACCAAGGTTTGGTCATTCTTTGACAATGAGCCAATGTCAGCTTATTCAAGACCAATCACCTCAGATCAGTATACCGCTATTACTGATGGTGTTGAGAATACACTACCAGAAGGTCCATGGTCTGCCGAAGGTTCTGATCTTGTTACTGACGAAAATGGCACTCTATACTTCCAGTTGCGTCTACCACCAGAGAAGAAATTCCGCACAGGTAGTCGTGCTTTGGTTATTGCAGATACATTCGTACCAGTCAATGAAGCATCGGTTTCACCGCTTGGTGCATCTGACGATCTATCAACTGGTGGTCGTTCATTCTTCTTTGCTTCTGGCACCGCAGTAACAAAACAGAAAACAATCTATTCATCAAGACATATCGATTACTACGATAAGGAAATTGAAGAAACATATAGCAGCAACGCATTCCAAGATATTGCCGCTCCACCACCACCTCCACCAAGAGGTAAGCATTGTTCCGCTTACTCATTCTTGTCACTGGCACCCGATGGTGAAGAAGGCATGTTCCTGACCTCTGTTGATGTTTTCGTTTCTCGTATCAGAGACAAGGGTATTTGGTTTGAAATCCGTGAAATGACCGCTGGTGGTACAATCACCCGCAACCAGGTACCATTCTCAGAGGTTTGGTACGAAGATGTTACACAGATTCCAATCTCTACAGATGGTAAGACTAATCCTCTAAACGTTAAGTTTAAGGCACCAATCTTCTTGTATCACAATACAATGTATGCCTTTATCATTCACCCTGTCGATGGTAACCCAGATACATATTTCTGGACTGCCAAGTTGGGTCAGACCGATCTTAATGGCAAGGGTCAGTTTAACAACCGTCGTAATACTGGTACATTCTTCCAGACTAACAATAACATCAACTGGGATATCATTGCCGACGTTGATCTAACTTGTAAGTTCTATAGAGCAAACTTTGCTGTTAATACAGAAGGTGAAGCTATTCTTGGTAACAAGCCTGTTGAAAATCTGCTACTATCAAGCAGAACAAAGAGCCTCAAGCCAAGACAGGGTGATGTATTCACCACTGGCGCTAAACTTGTTCTATCATCAAACGGAACAATTCAGACTACAGATATTCTAAAGGGTGTAACATCTCTTGCGAACTCTTCCGTATCTGCAATCAACGGCTCAACCTATTCAATGTCTAACACTGGATACTCCGTTGGTGAAACAATTAACGTCTATGCTGCTAACAATGTCTATCGTGGCATTTCAGCTAACGTTACCTCTGTTTCATATGGCCGTGGTGTTCTAAACTACTATGTTGATGGTCCAACCACAAATGCTGCTATCACTTACAGCATCGCACAGTTGACCAACTCTGACGGTAACTTTAGTGCCAATGACTATATCTTTAGCATCACCAACCCAGATTACAATGCCGTAATCGGTGAAGTTAAGAACTATAGATACTCTGCTATCTCATTTGAGCCAGGCACAATGTCATTCAAAGACACTGACCTAAAGTTCCAGATGCGTTCTTACTCAAACACCAGCGTAGAAGGTTCTTACGTTTCCGTTCAGCCATCAGAAACATACTACTATGATGCCGAACAGGCTCTACATTCTAAGAGCAATGAAACAGCCGTCCTTGGTGGTGCTAGATCAAATCAAGTTAGAGCAACATTCCTATCTGGCAAGACTGGTGTTTCACCTGTCCTAGATATGGGTAGAACACACACAATCTATCTTGATAACGTCATTACTGCCAACTCTGGTGGTGAAACAGCCGCTTCTGGTGGTGAACTAATTAATAGATACATCTCCAGAACTGTTACACTTGCGGAAGGTCAGGACGCAGAAGATATCCAGGTAGTTCTAACTGCATATCGTCCACCAAACACAGATGTTAAGGTTTGGATCAAGATCCTACATCGTGAAGATTCCACACTATTTGAAAATGCACCATGGATCGAACTATCAAGAACCTCAGGCGATGTCTATTCATCACTTGCTTTCAGAAATGACTTCAAGGAATATACATACGGCTTTGCTACTGCTAACTTGACAGGCACCAATGGTGAGGTTGAATACACTAACTCTGCTGGCGTTAAGTTCACAGGTTATAAGTATTTCGCTGTCAAGATTGGTATTGTCAATACACAGAACAACACAGCGGTTTATCCTCGTGTTGGTGACTTGAGAGCAATTGCACTACAGATATAAGGTGAATAATGGAAATTGAATTTGATCTACAAAATGACTTTAGTGAAGTAGAAGAATATGACTTTGGAAACGGACCAGTACCAGCACACCGCCACCCTCGTGGTGGTGGCTGGGTGGCCAACACAGCTTCGGTTGATGATACTTGCTATGTCGGTCCATATGCCAGAGTTTTTGAAAATGCTCAAGTAAGCGGTAGTTCTATCATCAATGATGGTGCTTCCGTATTCGGTAATGCTACAGTATGCCTTGGTTCAAGAGTTTATGGTGATGCCATGGTATATGATAGTGCCTCGATTAGAGACAATGCCAGAGTAAGTGGTTTCAGTAAAGTATATGGTAATGCCAGGGTCATGAACAATGCCCAGATATATGAGAACGCTGAAATCTATGACAATGCCATTGTATGTAACAATGCTGAAATCTATGATAACTGTAAAGTTTATGGTAATGCTTACATCTATGAGTGTATTAGATTGTATGGTCACACGGTAGTCACCAGAAAGCCATTACTTGGTCTTGGTTTTGATTACCCAGTAACCGTTACCGATCATCATGTTCTATTAGGTTGCACGGTGGCTCCACCATCAATACTAAAGAAACTCGGTAGAAGAATTATAACCTTGATAGGCTATGATAGAGAAACTGCCGAGTTATGGTTGGATATCGTTTCTAAACTCATCGAGGTACACGGATGTACCGATATTGAGGAAGAACTTACACCAGAGAACGAACGTAACGTTATACTAAATCTCATAACAGAAAGAAATGCAGGAAGTGACAGAGATTCGAGAACCAGATAAAAGAACCGACAGACCAGGAATCTATAGGACCGCTGAAGGATTTCTTATAAATAAAGATAACGATGCTCTAGCCGCTTATAAGAAACGAAAAAGAAAAGAGCAGGCGGTAGACAAGATACAAGAACAGATAAACGAGTTGAAAACTGATATCAACGAGATCAAAGATTTACTTAAAGGATTAGCGAGAAGATAAGATGGCATTAGCAAACGTCGCACTCACAGATACATTTGATTATTGGAGAACAGTCACAAACTCAACCGTTGTTGCTCTAAACGACAAGTTGATTTTCTGTAATACATCAAATGCTAATACAGTATCTATTCCATCATTCGCTTCTAGATCAAGTAATCTTACTATCAACATTCTAACATCTTCATCGGTCAATGATTCCGCTTCTGGAAACATTGCTTCCGCTCTAGTTGTTAATACAGTTCACGGACTTGCTATATCTTATGTGACTGCTGCTAACAGCAATGCACAGATTTCGGTTGCTTCTGCTAACGCATGGTCAAATGCCGTAGGTCTGGCGTCAAATGGTTGGTCAAATACTGTATCACGTTCTGCTAACTCATGGTCAAACACAGTTGGTGCGTCAGCTAATGCATGGTCAAATGCCGTAAATACATATTCAATTGCTACATATGCCACTAAGATTAGTCCAACATTCACCGGCACCGTTACAATTGATGCTAACATTGCCAACCAAACACTAACCGACGGTTCGACAATTAACTGGGACGTTTCTCTTGGTTCAGTTGCCACGGTCACACTAGGCGGTTCTAGAACAATGGCAGCGCCGACCAATCTCAAAATTGGTACATATATACTCCATGTGGTACAAGATGGTTCAGGTGGCAGATCACTAACTTGGAACTCCGTATTCAAATGGCCTGCTGGTGTTGCACCAACTCTCACCTCCACAGCAAATCGCCGTGATTTGTTCTCATTCGTATGTGACGGCACAAATCTATACGGTTCATACCTACCAGATGTGAGGTAATAATATATGTTTCTAGCACCGATTGTTAGACCAACTAAGGTAGTTATAATCAGCGCAAACACGAGTGACGTTGATCTATATTCTTCTGTAAGTAGTCCATCATATCCATTAAATGTTCTTTGCTTCGTTAATGCTGCTGTTTCAGGTTCAACACCAACGACTCCAGCTTTCAGAACAAATTCATCATGGACTCCTGGTACATGGATCTATATTGAGAACAATTCTACTATTACAGGTTCAAAAGGTAATAAAGGCTCTACAGGCTCTACAGGATCCAAAGGTTCTACAGGAACTACAGGCGGCCAAGGAACTACAGGTAGTAATGGCTCTGGTGGTCACGGTGGTCACGGCGCTAGTCATACTAATACAGGCAACCATGGTGGTGGCGGTGGTACAGGTGGTACCGGCGGTACAGGTGTTACAGGCGGCACTGGTGGCACGGGAGCCAAAGGCGGCACAGGTGCTACAGGAGGTACTGGTGGTACATCATTCGTAGCCGACGCTGCTACAGGTGTTGCTATCGTTCTTAACAACAAAAATGCTATTGTCGGTGGTACAGGCGGTGATGGTGGTGACGGCGGCACTGGTGGTGATGGTGGTGACGGTGGC